CAAAACCTTGTCGATTTTGGCAATGGGGGGTAGGGGTTAAAAGTCCCCCTATCAGGACGGGTACCTGAGAAAAAGCATGCTTTAGCCTCAGCGTGCGGGAATGAGGCTAAAGTCCCGCCACCAGACAGCCGCCAGGGACCAAAGGTTGAGCACTCCAGACTCACATTTCATGAAAAATTCAGTAAATTGCAGTTGCAGTGCATTTTCAGTAACCCGCCAACCCCATGAATCTAAAGGACTTATTTACTGCAATTTTCTACTGCAACCAATTACTGAAATATTTCAGTACTCTATAAGAGTAGGGGTTTTTTGCAGTGCCAGTCCCAGCCACCAAAGCACTCCCAACGGAATTACCCTTTCGAAGCCGGGAGGACCGTTCTTTGGTCCCATAGGCGAGACAGGGTAATGATGAACCTAGCTAACTTCATGGGAAGTCTCTACAGCCAAACTGGCGGTAAAGTTACAGCCGCTTGACAATCCGAGGCCCGGTGAGGTATAATCCCCGAATCGATGCCTCCTAAGCAAGCCACCTGTCATCCCGACCGTCCCTCAACCGCTAAAGGACTCTGTAAGCGCTGTTATTCCCTCAACCGTAATTATGGCATCACATCCGACCAGTGGGATGCTATGTTCGATCATCAATCCGGTGTCTGTCCTATCTGCTTCAAGCGCCTCAACAAACCGGGTAACCACCTAGGTAAGATGACTGCTCACGTAGACCATGATCACAAAACCGGCCGAGTCAGAGGCTTGCTTTGTTGGGCCTGTAACAAACTCAGGGTAGGCAATAACACCGTATTTACAGCCAAACGCATGCTTGATTACCTATCATCCGATTTTGACGGCAGGAAAATTTAATTGGCACGACTAGACTCAGAACGAGTGAAGCGCATCGCCAAGGTCGAACTAGAAACCACTGGCTATACCGTTGTCCAAACCGACGATAGCTATGCATGGCAGCTGGTTGCGGTAAACGAATCACAACCCACTGAGCCCATCATTTGTATCACTATCAAACGGGCCAACACCATCAGAGGTGCTAAGCTCCTAATGGCTCGTTACCAGCGCCCTAATCTACCGTCTGGGTTTCAGGCTTACAAACACCAAGTCTGGGTGTGGGTGGACCGTAAAGGCTGGTTTCATGACATCGAAGCAGGAGAACATGGAACAACGCTTGTACCAAGTAATTAACGTAGACGGTAAGAAAATCTTCACAATCAGCATTCCTGTTAACCTAACTGAAACTGACGTGAACCAAGACAACTGGCTGGAACTGAAGCACAACTTGCTTGACAACATCCGTGACTCATACGAGCTAGCTTTGGACAGCATCAAGAGGAGCTTGACAAACCGTCCCAAGTAATGTTATAATGTGAACTCCTCTCAAGATAGCACTTGAGGGATAGGCAGAAAGGTAACTAGATATGTTTATCCGCATCCAGTGGGCTATGCCCAACTCAGATGGCTTCAATATGACCCACACCTATCAGTGTGGTGATTACTTTGTTGGTCCGTATAAAGATCCAACAACATGCGGTCCTAATGGCCCGTCAACCTATACCCATCTCATACTCGACGGTGGAAAGCACGATATTCGCCTCGGTGGAGATGATAAAGCCTATGTCATGAATGACAATGGCAAGACCATCGATACGATTCAGAACTAAGATTTACAGCTGGGCAATCTGTATAAACGGCCCACACATAGGGCGGTAGTTTAATGGCTAGAACGCGGGGGAAGGAGCATGTCTCTAGCCCCTGAAGTGGTGGTTCGACTCCATCTCGCCCTGCCATGCGGGGGTAGCTCAGTGAAAGAGCGCAGGCCATCGGGGCCTGAGGTCGGAGGTTCAAGTCCTCCCCCCTGCACCACATATGGGGTCGTTGGGGTGATTCCCAACAGCGTGAGCAGCAGCCGTCATGGGACTGCGGCCCCACCAGATTACGGCACGGTAGTGTAGAGTGCATTTTAGCCTCATAAGCTAAAGGACCGGTGCGACTCCGGCGACTGCAACCAACTTGCCTAGTAGTTTACGAGAAAACAACTACCTGTCGAAAGACAGCCATAAGATGCTGCGAGTGAGGATGCTAACCCATCCAAGCCTGCGCCTAGGCAAACCGAATTAAAATGTCAGATCCTTCCCCCAGTAGCTTGTTAGCGTTTTTCGCAGCACAGTTAGCGCGAATCCATACAAAGCTATATCCACAAACTCAAACCTCCGGCCCCCGTCGGCCAGACCTCGCAGACCAAGAATCCAAAGGACAACCTTAATGGCAGTAGGCGGTCCATCATTCTCATCCGTCCGCCGAGCACGCGAACTGCTCCGTGAGAAATCCGTCGAGATTTACGAAAAATACGAGCGCCTAGCTGCAACAGCGGCTAACAACGGAGATTTCGAAACCGCTGAAAAAATCTATCGTTACCTACTCGACCACACTGCTGACGAGGATGGCTCATCTCTCCTTGCTCCAGGCGTTGATGTCAAAGCCAAACAAATCACCGATTCAGCATCCAAAGCACCAACTATCACTATCGGCGTAGCTATTGGTGGTCTAGGCCAGAAATCCCTTCCAGACGCTCTCCCTACCGTAGAAATCATAGATGTCTCTCCCGAACCAGACAGCAACAAGTAACAATCGTGGTCTATGGGTTACCCTCCCAGATGGTAACCCATATTGTATTTATGAGCCTTTCAAAAAGCAAGTGCTGTTCCACGAATCCAGCACTACTAACCTTCTCGCTGTCGGCTCCAGAGGTTCAGGCAAGTCTCGCATGCTACGGGCAGACGCTCACATGCGCTGCCTCTCAGTCGCTGGCGCAAGCTGTATCCTTATCCGTAAAACGATGAAACAGCTTGAACAGTCCCACCTACTCGACATCGGTCACGAGATGGAACTCCTCGGCGGCTATTACCACGGCACCAAGCATTGCGCCTATTATCCCAACGGCTCCAAGCTATTCTTCAGCTACGTTGGTCATGCAGGCGATTCCCTCAATCTCCTGTCAGCTGAATTCCTTGCAGCGTATTACGACGAGCTGTCCGTTATCCCGTGGGATTATTTTCTCAAGCTTAACGCATCCATTCGAACTAGTGGCACTTTCAAGGACATGGGCCTCAAAGGCGTTGTCCGGGCCGCGACAAACCCGATGGGTGAGTCGATGGCTGATGTGAATAAATACTTCATCAAGCAGAACGTTAGCTGGGATGAGGACGAAAATTATATCCCAGACGAATGGGGCAGTGTTCGAATCGACATGGAGGACAACCCCCATCTCGATCTCGAACAGTATCGCAAACGTTTCGCAGGCATGCCAGAACACGTCCGTAAAGCATGGCTTTACGGCGAATATGCTGACGAGCATGCGCTGTTCAGTTTCTACGAAACCCGTGAAGGTAAGCCCTATCACGTCATCGATACCATTCCATTCGAAGGTGAGAAACCTCTTCTTTCCTACGATTGGTATAACTCCTAATGTGGGCGCAATCATCATCTATTCGCATCTACAGAGCTTTCGATATGGGCTTCTCGCCAGACCCAGCAGTTTGTCTCTGGATAGCCCATCTCGGCAACCGCTACATCGTGTTCAAGGAAAAGCTCTGGCATCGAACCGTCGCGTCTGACATTGCTAAGGACATACTCGCCGAGTCTGAAGGCATGCATGTCAATATGACTTACTGCGACCCGTCGATGGACTTCCAAACCGGAGCCGATATTCGCACCATCAAAGACACGTTCGAAGAAAACGGCGTCCCGATGGAAAAGTCCGTCAACAATCGCGAACACTACGCCCACGCTGTCCACACCGCGCTCGCAGAAGAAGTCGAACCCGGCGTCCCACGTTTACAAATCCTCAACGGCACTGGCAGTCCAATGGGCTGCCCATACCTCATCCGAACCATCCCGCTGATGCAGTTCGATGAGAAACGGCCTATGGCAATGGCCGATCACAAGCACGACCATGCAGTCGTAGCTCTTGCTTATTTTCTCATCTCACATAGCTCCTACGAGCACCGTCCAATGAAGACCAGATCAGCAACGCCTCGCTGGCTGCGTCCGAAGTTCGACAAACACAGCGTGCTTGGGAATGAAAGTGTGAGGGATCGTTATTAATGGACAATATTCTTCCAACAGACGCTCTACCTACCGACCAGCCCACCGATCAGGTTACCGAAGACCCCAGAGCGAAAATCAACAAGCAGCTCAAGGAATCTGTCTCAACCTGCAAACAGTATAAGCGTAAGCTTATCCAGTCGTGGAGTGTCAACATCGATTATCGTCGTGGTAAGCCTTTTGCTTCCCAGTCCGACGAAGACCGCATCTCCGTCAACCTCGACTGGTCACTCACGAAGCAGAAGCAGGCTTTACTGTTCTCGCAAGTGCCTGAGATTCGTGTCAACCATCCGCCGCAGACGACATCTGCTGAATTCCTCCCGTGGATTCACAACTACGAGCAGCGCATTAACGATACAGCCGTCCAAGCTGGTATTGAGACAGCTCTTGAGGAATGCCTCCCAGACTGCATCAACGCAGCAGGAATCGGCATCGTCCTCATTGCTCGTGAAACTATTACCGAAGACGTAGAAGTTCCAGCCATCGACCTAAGCACGTTCATGCCTGAGGAAGCTGCCCAGATTGAAGCATCCCGTATGCTTCCAGACGGCAGCGAACTCCCAATGGCATCGGTGCCCCGCGTTCTCGACTCACGTTATCGTATCACCCGCGTCAGCCCTGCCGACTTCCTCTGGCCCATTGACTTTACAGGCAGTGACTTCAACGACGCTCCGTGGCTTGGCCGGACTGGTCGTATGACATGGCCCGAGGCTATGGCTACCTTCAAACTTAACGAAGCCGACAAGCAGAAATACTGTGGTGGAGAAGATCGCAACATCATGGATCGCCTCAACACCGACGCTGAGAAAGACGAGGCTGAAACATACGAAGTCGCATTCGACGAAGTGTTTTACAAAGAGCGCTCCTACGATGCAAAATCAAAGTCTTTCGACGCTATCCATCATCTTGTATTCCTAGGCGGAAGCAAGAAACCTGTCATTGACGAGTCGTGGAAGGGACAGCAGCCCGACCCAGAAACAAATCTCCTCGTAGGCTCACTCCGTCGTCCGCTCCAAGTCCTCTCACTCACCTACATCACTGACGAAGCTATCCCACCGTCTGACTCTGCTATCGGTCGGCCGCAGGTCAACGAACTCAACGAATCTCGCACACACATGGTGCTTCAGCGTAAGCACTCCCGTCCAGTGCGTTGGTTCGATGTGAACCGTATCGACCCGACGATTCAGCAGGCCCTCATGAAAGGCGTGTGGCAACACATGATTCCTGTGCAGGGCAATGGTGATAACATCATCGGTGAAATCTCCCGTAGCGCAATGCCACAGGAGAACTTCCTATTCGATGGCATCATCAAGGGCGACCTGAACGAAGCATGGCAGGTTGGTCAGGGCCAAGTTGGCACTGACATCGAAACCAAAGCTGAAGTCAATGCCGTCCAAGGCAATATGCAGACACGCATCGCTCGTGAGCGTGCAAAGGTCAGCAAATTCATCTGCATCATCGCCGAAGTTCTTGGTGGTTTGCTTAGCATTTACGAGGATCCCGCGACTATCGGAGAAGGCTTCAAACCATCAGTCAGCAGAACACTTGTCTATAGCATCCTAGCGGACAGCACAGTTTTACTCGACAGCGGGCAGCGCATCAAACGGCTCGTGGATTTTGTGAACTTCGCAGCCAAGTCTGGCTACCTGAACGTTGAACCTGTCCTGAAGGAAATCGCAACCCTCACGGGCCTTGACCCGAACGTGGTCATCCAGCCACCAGCTCCAAAACCACCGGCAGAGCCAAACATCAGCCTACGCCTAACCGGCGCAGAAGACATGATGAACCCGTTGCTGCTGGCGTTCATGGAAAAGTTCGGTATCACCCCAGACCCAGCGGCTATCGAGCGCAGCAAGAAGCTTATCCAACTTGCTATGATGCCCCCACCGGGGACCATCATGCCTACGCCTCAGCAGCCCGGTGAGGTTGGCCCAGACGGACAACCTGCCGAGCCAAACCCAATGGACAAGGTTCCTATTCCGATCATGCCACAGCCCGGTGCAGCCGACATTAGCCCAGCTCCTCCTGGCGCACCACCACCAGTCGGTGACGCTCACCCTAACTGGACGGCAATGCCCCGCATCAAGGAGCGAGTGGTCACTGGAGATAGGCAGTAATGCGATTCAAGGAATGGAACATCGAGTGCGGTGCATGCGCTCTCAAAGAGAAGCGCCTTGCATGGGACTATGAGTTTCCAATCAACTGCAACTGTGGGGGTTACATGAACCCCTACAGTGATTCAGTCGGGCAGTCGGCAGGTATCGCTACCGACGAAATCCCAGGTGGCATCGAAATTAAGCACGGCCTCTGCAACCCTGACGGCACTCCTAAGCGTTATTACAGCAAGACCGAAATCAAACGTGCTGCCAACGAGAGAGGCTATACCATCGCAGGTGACAGCCCTGTCCCGTATAGGGTTAGTTGGTCTGGGAGACAAAAGCGTATAGACGGAATAAAGACTAATGACTAAATGCAGTTCCTGTGGTCAGGAAAAGAAACTTCGTTCAAGGGGCTTATGTAATACATGTTATTGTAGAGAACAAAGACACAAAAATCCTGAACGATTCCGGGCATATGGTCGTAAAAGATATCCTCACAGAAAACATAAAATACTTGCATATAACAAAGCTTGGCGAGAGGAAAATAAACAGAAGGTATATGAATCAGAGCGTAAACTAAGAAGTAAGGTTGATGCCTTAAAAACCATGAATCCATGCAAGGATTGTGGCAACAAGTTTCCGGCCGAATGTATGGATTATGATCATACGGATCCAACCATGAAATCTAGTGGTATATCTATATTGGTGGATAGAAATACAGTTTGGAGGACCATACTAGACGAAATAGCTAAGTGTGATCTTGTATGTGCAAATTGCCACCGCATAAGAACTAAGCAGAGATATGCTACAAAAAGGCAAATATCCTGATGGCGTCAAGGGGAACTAAACTCTACAAACTCGCACTGGAGATTCATGACCTACTCGACATTCCGCTCGATAATCACGGAGAACCTCGCAAGGGTTTTGAAATCATCAAAGCCGTCACAACCGCAATGTCAGGAGCCCTCAAACGGGGCGAGCCCGTCCGGGTCAATGGGTTCGGCATCTTTCGAGTGGTGGAAACCCAGGGAACCCGTCGAACAGGATCCAACTTCGCTCTC